AAAGATATTGAGTTTTAAAGCGCGGCGTTGTTTTAATTCTATCCTCGGAACTATTTTGTGCTTCCCAAGGACTAGAGCCGTCTACATCATACGTGATATCGTCGTCATAAAATTCATAATATGTTGGCTTTAAGGTGCCCCCAGCCAACTGGCGCTTACCCTCTTGAGTAAGTTGAAAGTCCATTACCTCTTCTTTTCTATTGAAGAACTTCATTCTTTAACTTCCTCTTTCTCTTCAAAAGTCACTTCTGCGTCAATCTTGGCCAACTCGACCAAAGAAAAATAATCATATGGCCAATTATAACTATACGGCAGTTCATTTTGCTCCGCTGTTGAGCCTTGCGCGCCGATCTTAAAATCAAACTTAAATCTGTCGTCATCAGACTGATCTGCAGTTGTTGCAAAATAATTTGTTCTTGCTTTTCTTTTAACTTTGAAAATTATCCAACGTGTATCTTCTTGAAAGTCTTCTTGGAATATTTCGCCGGGCCCGATCTCATGCTCGACGGCGACAGTTTCTCGTTTAGCGGTGACGGCACGATCCGGCATAACACCCTGCCAAATATTAGCCAAATCCTGTTTGGACAGCGTGTCTTCGAACTCAAAAATGTACATTCCAAACGGCGTCATTTCTCTGTTAGTCAAGAAATCTAAATGAGGCGGGAATACATATTTCTGCATCTTTGTCACCATCTGTTTAATCGAATCTTTCGGGTTTAAATGAATATCTTCGAATACCATAAACATTTGCTTTTCTTCAAGAGCAACCGCCAAAGTTCGTTTATCAAAATAATATGGCCTTTCCCGAAAGGATGTTGTGCCAACGGTTACGGCCGGCCTCAGAGGTATGACTACGATTGCTTCTGAAATCTCCTTCTGGCTGGCTAACTGGCCAACATACTTCTCCTTTGTATCAAACCCACACACCTTTGCCAATGATCCGACTTTTGTTGCTCTTGGGTCGCGACTACCTAATACCGGATCTTGTTCACGTATTTGTAAAGTAACCCCTTCCTTTTGAGTTGGAATTTTACCATAGTGAGTCCACATTCCGCCTGTTTCTTCCTCTAACACTGTTTCCGAAAAGTTCATCACTGGGCATTCAAACTTTGGTGAAATAACCCATGCATTAGGGGCGTCTGGATCGTCTGAAATGCTTACTGGCTTAAACTTCTGGCCGCGATCGGTCTCAAACACATCAACCGCTGAATACGTGACTTGTTTAACCTTTGTCTTTCCAGTCAGATTTACAGACGAACTAATATGCATTCGATGATCATCGACAGCAGTCCCGGGCTCGATCGCCTTCATGAAGCCTGTTGTAAAATTACCTAGATTAGAATATGTAATTGTAGCTCCCGCAAGTATTTCGTTTAAAGAAAACTTATCATTTCGCGATGGCGTGAAACTAATTGTTGCTATTGAATCACCATAAAAATATGGTGGAGCATGAACTGCAAACCCGGGATCTTCATCAGCCCATTGGTTATTAGCTCTATATTTATAGGGCGGCCCAAATGGCGCGCCGAGATAATTCCAACCGAATCCATCTTCCGGATAAGACGGGCCCTCAAACATAATAAAGCGCTCGAAGTTGTCTTCAGTAAAGCGTTGCGTCTTCTCTTGTTTTTTACGCAGCACAACGTCCATCTTATATTCAACGCCCGAATACATAGTAAAAGGTTCTGGCCTTGAAGCTAACACGACGTTTCTTTTATTCTGCAAAAAGAAATTCGAAACTTCAGCAAAATAATTATTTGCAGCCAAATCATATAAAACATTACTAGTCCGGCCGCTGAAACTACAAGTAAGATTAAATCGCGCTTCCGGAGTTGGAAGATATATATTTGTACCAGATAAAAAATATTTTCTAGGGCTTATGACTGCTTCAAACGGCACTCTAAATTCTGGGCCGGTTTGCACTGTATAGCCCTTTACTGGGCTTTCATAGCCAACGTTGGCGATTGTAGTGTGTACTGAGTAATCAACCGCAATGCCAGATTTAACCGTGTTATAAAAAATTCCCGGGGTATAAAAGGGAGTTAAGAAACCAGCGTATGCGGCCTGTTTTCTTTGGACTAAAGTATTATCTGGTCCCGTTAACATATTTTCACCACCAGACACAGCACTACCATACGAAGAAGAAAACAGTGTTGCCATTTGCACGCTTCTTAACACAGGATAAAAACCATTATATGGCAACAATTTCATAATGCCGCGGCATTCTAATTTTATTTTTGTCTTTTTGTCCTTGTGGTCTTGTCGTAAAATCTTGAAATATTTATTAAACTCGCCCTCTGCATAATACTTGTAAAAATTATCAGAGGAGCTGTTTTCATCTGGTCGTCCTGATGCGGCTAAACTATTTCCAAACGCATCTTCAACATCCAAAATACCATTTGTTCTTGGGGCCTCATCACTGCTCGCACCATCAATGCTTAAAAATCCGGGCAGAGGGGCGGAGAAGTTTCCGCCTTTTTGATTAACAAAATAATCCATATGCTCACTTATCCTAAACTCTGGAATAATAGAGTGGTCTTTGCCAAATCTTTTAATGTCTTCTGAAAAATCTTCATATGAATCAAACCAAGGGTTGCGAGGCGCTCGGCCGGTTGTGACATTATCAGTCCAATATCTTTCGTCGGCCGTTGGAAGAAGTTGGTTTGTCCAATAAAAACTAATCGCGTTGTGGCCGTATGTTGGGTTTGCCAAGCCCGGGCCAGACCTTCCCTCCTGCCAATGCGCTTGATGTGATGACGAAATGCGCGTATAACACGCTGAAGCCGTAAGCCACGCCATATGGGGGTCGCTTGCCGTGCCAGAATGGTGAAGTCTTAACTCGCCAAAAGTATCAAGAGGCCAAATAGACAAGCCGGTTTTATTCTCTGTGCCCGCGACCACTCTATTTTGCGAATTAAGTGCTGTGCCAAGTGTACGCCTTTCTCGATCTACAATATTGTCTCTCCAGAACGATCTGTGCTCTACAGCATCAATTTCAGTTTGCAGTTCGGCATAATCTAATCTTTTTCTACTTCTAGCTAAAAATGAATTCTTTTCTCTTGGCCACAGCGTTTCTTTATATTTCAAGTGATTGACTTTTTTAATTACGTCCGTATCATACAAGTCTAAAATATGATCGTACACTTGAAGTCTAGAATCAAAATCTATTCCCAATTTTTTATTCAATTCGTCATGACTGAAATCTGATTTATTGTTGGCATAAGTGTGCTGAATAATAATTTCAGAGTTAGGAGGGCCGATTGTAGTGACTGGATCAGTTTTTACAGTTAATTTATGGACCAAAGGACTATACTTTGAAACAACCGCTGGCTCAATATAATGTGAAAATCCGCCTCCCTTATACTTCGGAAAACCAGTTCCAGCGGCTGTACCATCAATTGTAATCGGCTCTACAATCGATATTGTATTATTGCGTCTGTGGTATCTAGCAACTGGGTGCTGAGCCGCTCTTGTCTGTTTCCAAGAAGGATAACCATACGGGCCGTTGATGCGAAGAAGATTTTTCCACATCGGCCAGAGCAGGTTGTAGATCACCGCGTTGGCGTCGGTGAGTTCGTCGTGGCCGCGCTGTAAGGCTTGCGCGTATTTCTCCATGTCGAGCAAATTTTCATTTTCAACAATTTGATAGTTCATATATGCCGACACGGCGATGGCGACAGGGCCGGGAGGACCCCAGTGCAAAGCCGGGTCATTCGGGTTGGTTGACCAATGTGTTAAGTTAGCATGGTTAAAAGGATAATTCCCCACTGGGCGGGGGTTGTCGTAGAGCAGCGCGACCCAGAGGTCCGAAACGTCACGATAAGCGTTTGGTTCAAACACAATATCCTTACTGCCCGTCGCATAACCATATACTGCCGTAGAATCATATGATTTTGCAATCCAAGAATACTGAATATCGCTCTGGGGGATCATATGCTGAACGAACCAGTTGTCTTCAAGACTATCCGTTACATACCCTGCGCTCGCATCCGACCCGCGGAACTTAAGAACTGTTAATGGGTTGTGGTTCACCTTGTGGAACGAAGCTGTAACCGACGATCCAGACTGATAACCGCCAAAAGCCATTGGTTTTGACAAAAGCTCTCTAAGGGGCTCTCTTACAATCAAGTTTCTATATGGCAAAGCATTATAAACTGAATACTGCGCAGAAACAACATCCAAATATCCTTCGTTCATAGTATCAATGCCGCCGGGTGCGCTGAACCTTTCAACGATAACTGTCTCGTTTCTTCCTCTATCGGGAACTTCAAAATCATACGTATCCGCAACATATGGTGATGGAACCGAGTTGGGCTCTACGCCATTACTGGATCGGAAATATAAATTATTCGTCATGCGGTCGCTAGTCTGAACCGCTTCATAATTTTTCTGATAATTGCCTATTACAGTTGGCAGCCCAACTGTACTGGTGGTATACAAAACGTTTCGTATGTTAACCGGACGTTTGGCCAATTCGCTACTACCGAACTCGCCACCACCATAAAAATCGGCTCTTGCGTGATCCACATTAACGTTGAAAGGATTGTCAATTTTTTCCTCTGGTCCATCGAATAACCAAGCTTCCGGCCTTGTGGTGTTGCCGGCAGGACCAGCTTTTGCTGTTGTCGGAGGCACTTTTCTATGCGCACTACCGCCGACATATTTTTCTGTGAACGGACCTTGTATTGGAACTTCATAATCGGGTTCGTATACATCTAAATGTTGGTGAGTTGTAAATATGCCTTCTGACGTATCTGAAGTTGAATAATAGCGTACTGGCAAGCCGGCTGGTTTGTATATATTGCCATCTATAACTACTTTAATCTTTTCTTGACCGTCATATTTAAGTTTAAGTGCGGCGTCATCATCGCAATTAGTTCCAATCTGAGATTCACTCCCGTCTTCCGGAGCCGGGGCGGTGTCCACCCTAATGACACCCCTTGTTGCCTTGTGTAAGTTGTATTTACTATTTTTGGTTTGAATACCGGTGCGGACTTCATCTTGAAAATCTACTGTGTATCTATACGGAGTAGTCCACGATCGCCGCAATGCGTCGATTTCGGCTTTAAAAATTACTTGTCTATTATTTACATCAATATCAGCATCACCAGAATGTGGAAGGCCGTCCTCCAAAGAACGCTTATCCCACCACAAACAATTTTCTGCTTGTTTTTCTGGCTGTTCTAAAAATTCTCTTTCGCCGTCTTCTACCAGCGGAGCATGACCATATTTCCAATTATAAAGATGCCTATTGATGCTTTCTAAAGAACCGGAAGGATCGTTGCCCTTGAGTTCAAGCGTCGGAAACTGATGTCGATATTTGCTTCTTTCAAAAATATGGCTTTCGACCATATTTCTTACGCCCTCTGAAACATTTGCAGATGCTGGGAATAATTGTTCAATAATTCTATTAAGGGAAAGATCTAACCACTGAAAGTATTCCAAATATTTATCTAGATCTGGCGTATTACCGATCCTCTCAAAGAAGAGGCCTCTTAGCTTTCCTAAGTTTTTATATTCCTGCCTATACTTATCAGCCGGCTCTCCGACAAGATTAGCATAATCAACAATCGAAGACATGATATTCACCATCTCTTGTGAAATATTTTGATACATGCTTCTTTCTACATTTATAAATGTGGAAATGGGCTTAGACTCTTTTGTAAATTGTAAATCGTCTTCTCGTAAAATTTGAACTGTATCTTCTGTGTATAAGTTTTCTGGCAATTGCTTTTTAGCAGATTGAACATATTCTTTTTCGAATACACGGGTTTCGCTTTCTTTAAAAAAGTCCCCACGGCCAGTATGGAACTTTTTGATTACATCTCCCATTTTTCCGTAGCGAACACGAGTATTTAGATCGGTCACAGAACCAGAAGACGCGTCAATAACGGGGAACCTGCCATTAGCATCTGAGCCACTGACCTGAGCAAAATCCCAGTTCAATATCAAAGTTTCAGATTTTGGCACAAAAACATCACTTATCTGTGATTGGCCTAAATAAGCACTCTTATAGGGCTGTGCAGTGCCATAATTTTCCGGGTCAAGAGCATGAGCTTTAATAGTGTTGTCGTCCAAATAATCTGCCCAAACTCTCATCGATGAAATTTTTGTATCTGTTCTTTGATATACTGTCGAAGCTGTCATGTGTTGACGATGCGTGCCGACGTAAACTCTGCGTGGATGTGCAACCAAAGAAACGCCCTGAAGGTAAGTTGGTATAGATGCTGAAAGCAAAAACTCACCATTAACATAACTTCCCACCGTACTTATGCCATAGAATTCAATATTTGAGCCGGTTACTCCAACTTCAAAACTTCCACTCGTAAAATCTGCAAGATCAAATTTTCTCGGCTTAATACGAACTGCAAAATTCCACTTCTGATTATTATAAACGTCTCTAAAAACAGGCGAAGCAATTTCTTTAAAACTAAAATCACCAGAAGAAGTTAAAACAAAATATACATCCTTTGAATATATTTTATTGCGTACAGCATGCACTTGAAAGTTTGCATAATCTGGTGTTGGAAAGCCAGTATCGTCATCATTGCTGGCCGTGTTATGTTGATGCACGCCAAACAACGAGGATGTTAAATACGGATAATCTACAAAGTTGAAGCTGCCCGGGGCTGGGCGCTTAGGAAATATAACTTCGCACTCATAAGTATTTGCAGTTGAGCCTTCAGCAGACTGATCGTTAGCAACTTTTTGATCTAGCGTTCCATAAATAAAGCCTGTTGAATCAGAATTAATCGGATCTGAATATTGATAAACGCTCGCCTCAAATTCATCGGGATCATTAAAATTAATATAATTTTTTCTTACTACTGCTGGCCTATAGCCGTCTTTAAGGTTATATTCCGTATTGTTTGAATAAATATTAAGCTTAAAATGTTCATCGCCGACGCCAAAACACCTAATCAAGTTTCTAAAAGCGGCTTCGGTGCCCTTGCTTTTTAAAATATAAACTAAGTTATTATATATGTTTTGATAAATCGTATTTTTTATTTCATCTACGTCTTTTTCAAATAGTTTCTTTTCTGATCGGTTTAAATATTTTGTAAAGCTTGATATGTTCGCAAAAATCTTTGGTGCAGGAAAACCAGTATTTTCTAATAGCTGTGCATAAAAAACATGAGGTTTCCTAAAATCTTCTGCATAAGTTTTATGTCTAAGCTTTGGAAGCTCTTGTATCTGAAGATAAAGATCGTCCAAATAACTTGCCATTATTTGTGTCAAGTTGCGTAAAACACTGCCGTTTTCGTAATCTTCTTCTGTTATCCACGCCGGCAAAGTATTATAAATGGCAGATGGGTTGTTCCTGTCATGATAGCTGGCGCTTTCGGCTAATCTGTTTTCAAATGTTATAAAGTCCGGATGTGCGCTATACAAAATAGGATCTTTGAACTCAAAACTCGATGCGCCAGATTCAACAATCGCTGAATCGGTAGATCTTGCGCCTGATGCATATCCGGTCCACGTACCATTAGATATTCTGCCTGAATAATCTATTACTTTTTTATCTATAGAAGAGGAGCCCACTACGCCTTCATTGAACTTATAATAAACGCCCAAATCAACATTTGCTATATCGGTATTTGTTCCACCGCCAACTTGGCTATTCCAAAATCGGCCGATCTCTCTTGCTGTTCTGGCTTTTCTCCAGAATCTGAACTCGTCTAGACTAGCTTTCAACTTGCCGTAACCCAACGTTCTAAAGCTTGTATCAATCTGCGCGCCACAGGCGCCGATGGTGCCCACCAGAGCGCCGCTAACAACATTCGTAACACTTGGTGTGGTTAGCGATGCTAGCGCGCTAGTACGGACACCATCGACATATAACTCAAGAGTTGTAGTAGTTGATACTGGCTTAATATTAATAGCGTAATGGTGCCAACTGTTATCGGCAATTGAAGTCAAACCAGTATCTAATGACGCACTAAGCGCAGATTTAGTAAACGTTTTACCACTATATGTTCCGTAGTGAGTAAATATCTTTGTGCTATTGCCCGAACCGCTTAAAAATATAGCCAACTCGTGGCCAACGCTTTTAGTGTCATCCGTTCCAGACAATTGAAATATACACTCATTTATGGTATCTGTTGAGGTATTTAGCCATGCGCTTTTTTTCATCCAGAACTCAACACAGGCGCCGTCATGCCACTTAAATTGTAAGTTTCCTTCTCTACTTTTGCCAAGATCGTCTATGTTTTCATCATATATACTTGCCTTGCCGCCAACAACATTGCCGGGGTCTGGAAACGTTTTTGCTATTGTATCTCTTTCGTTGGGATCTTTGTGGGGGCCGCTTTTGAACTGGATATATTCAAGTGTAGTTGGCTTGCCCCAGCCCCCAGTTATCGTACTAGTGCCGGTCCAAGTATCTCCAAAGGAAACATATCCGTTTGCCCTAGGATACTCATTATCAAAAAGATAAAGATCCAAATACGTTGACTCGTTACGCCATTTTTGTTTTTCTGCTAATGAGCCATCATATGGATAATAATCTTTAATTCTTGTTATTGATTCATTATAATATTGAGCGCTTAAACCAAAACGAACAAAGTTCGCCGGATCAGAATAATCCACCTCTGGAACAAACCTGCGAGTTTCTTTATTAGATTGTCTAACTAGCTCTCCGGATTCAACATCCAAAGAACTTGAATTAAGCGCAGATAAGCTTTGGTGAACCACCGAAGTTAAGTTGGTGGTTTTTTTACTTTTTTCTGCATCAAATAGTTTCTTAAGACTCATTATCTACTCTAAACCTGAATGTTTCTGGAGTTTCTTTCCAGTTGCCGTTGACTTTCATTAAAAATTTAATTCCATAAGCGTAACCCGGTTCAAATAAAGACATGTCCAAATCAAAATAATTTCCAGATATATCATAAGATAATCTTGTGTGTTCTGTGGCGCTTGAAGTGCCATATGAAATTATTGTATAATCATCGGACTCTCTATAAACGCTATAATAGGTTTGTTCTAAAAGCTCTGCTTGAACCCTAGTTATTGCCTTTGTATAAATATTGGGATTCCAATCTTGCGAGCGAATATATAATCTTAACTTGGCCGTTTCTTTAGTATTATACGAATCTTTCAAATTTGTTATCGAAGTTATATAGCGATCGGTGGGATTGACTTCCCAGTTGGTATTAAATGTTTTAATCTCAATTGTTCCACTCTTGTAGTGAGTTGCCCCAACGTGCCACACATCAAAAGCCTTCACGAGAGAAGTTCTCAAACCAAGAGATGCGGTATATATTCCTGTTGTAAACCAACCGCCAGTTGCAGGCGTATCAAGAATCCTGCCAGTTTCGCCAGAACCATGATCATCTGGAAGATCTAAACGAAGTGGTGTCCCGCCGGCGACAGGTCTATTATTAGTGTCCGAGCCGGAATATAAGTGAACATATATATTTCCTTTTCCAACTTGTTCAATATTCTTCAGTTGGCCGCGAATATAATTATAAAAATATAAAGTATTTAAATTGTCAACCTTCGGGGCCAACGAACTACTTGCATAAAAGGCGCCGCGATCATCTAGCTTTGCGTCTTTCCAGCGAGCTTCAATACAAGGTCGTTTAAAGAAAAATTCACTTCCTCTGCCAAAAAACTTTTTTGTATAATACGAACGCTCAGTTGAGTCCTCATATGCCGTAGATAGGAAAACGCCAAGGCCATAATTAGCCTTGGTACCATCCAGCCATTGATTAACCAATGTTGTAATATCAAGTTCAAGATCCTCAGTTCCTTTAACAAAAGAGTAGGTGTGCGAAGGGCTAGCATGAAAGTCGGCGCCCGCAGAAGTCCACGTTGTCACGCCCCCAGATGCGCTGGCGGCGTTGACCCAGTTTGAAGATCCCAGATCTTTATATTCATCCATGTCTAAGCCAATGCCTTCATCCCAAGACCTAGACACAGCTTTTACTGTCACCTCAAATTGTTTTGGCAAAGTTTGGGCATGTTCTGCATTAAATAATCTTAAAAAATACTTTGGATTAGCTTGCGACTTACCCGAGTTAGTTTGGTAGGAAGCGGACAAAATTACATCAGTTTGTTTATCGGCTATAAGATCAGTTGTCGGAAACTGAAGCAGTATGCGTGATTTTTCTATGCTGCTTGTGGTGGCTTGAGCATAAATAGAAAAAACCTCCAAAATATCAGAGGCACCCATGTTGGAACCAGACCCTCTTGTAGAAAGATCTGACTTAAATGCGTTTGTTATTGTATTATCTTTTGTAGCTATGTAACGTTTAATACCCATTATTTCACAGCCCCTCTAATATCATCTTCTGGGAATTTTATCTCTAATACATAATCTTCAGGCACAGATACATATCTGCCATCTGCAGATGTATTTTGAACTATATCAAATGGAGCCTGTGAATAATTTGCGCCCGTTTTCGCTGTAATTCTTACAGAGGTGGTGTCTAATACGCCATCAATTCTGTTAACAGTTGTATAAACGTCGCTTAAATATATGCTTTCGCCAATTTCAAATTTTTTATCAAACCTATCTTTTAGGGCAGAGAGCGCGTCTTCTAGAACATCGTATTTATTTTTTCCCAAAAGCGTGATTATTTCAATATCTATTCCAACATTAACAATCTTAGCATCAAGAATATCAATAGTGTCATTCAACATCTTGTAATTCAAAAGCCAAGTTTTTAAATTGTCTTTGAGTGTATTGTTTGCCGTAATAAAAAATCCAAGTGAATTTTCAGCCATTACATATAAATTAAGATTTCTTTTAAATGAATCTTTGTCTTGAACAATGTTTACTCTTTTTAAAGAACCTAATTTTGTCGGCATAGAATAACACAGATTCATATAGTCTTGCTTTGTTACTGCACGATTTTGTGTCATAAACGTATCAATAGCTTTAATTTTTAATTCATCAACTGTTGGCAGCGCTAAATCTCCCAAAATAGGCTCTTCGTTTGTACATTCCAAGCTTGAAATGGCCGCCTGAATTGTAGCAGGGTTGGTGGCGGCATCTGGCCAACTAAAGTTTGATCCTTCTACAATAGTCACAGAACCAACCGGGGCGTTTACATTTTCAGTAGTATTTGTGCGATAAGTAACTGTTAAAGTTGTATTGGTTGGCACTACGCCCAATTTGTCTGTTTTAATTAAATTGGTTGGATCAAATGTAGTGTCTGTAATATAATCTTTGCCATATGTGTTTAATATAACATTCGCAGGATCCACTACAACCTCTGAGGTTAAATTATCTTCAGAGCCATACCCAAATTGTAAAAAGATATCATCGCGGTGGCGCTCAACAATAAATCTTCGCGGCACAGGAACAGCCTTAAGAACATATGGCGTATCAAATTTATCATTATTTTTATTTTCAAATGTTTTATAAATAACATTTTGTGATAACGCGTCCACTTCATAATATTCATGTCCAGCGGTATCAGTGACGGATAACACCTCTACCACGTTGGAGGCTGCTAATTGCAAACTTTTAAATTTTTTGTAATCGCCAAGTACAAATGATTCTTGCTCTAAAATACCAGAAATTACTTGGCCAGACGCTTTAACTGCATATGAAGTGGGCAAGCCGGTCGTTGCATCATTTTGTGCGACGACAACCAAATTATCTGGATCTGCAAAATTAATGTTTTCATTAAGAATATAACTAGCGCCTGCTTCGTTGGCAATTTGTGCCCCCTTCTTTAATATCGGCAAATAATTTGAATCTGTTCCAAGCCCCGTTGATTTAGCTGGTATCAAAATATAAAAAGTTGCAATTCCACTTGAACTTGGGACACCCTTATATTTAAATCCCAAAGTTTTACTCAGCTTGATCACATTATCTGGATCTATCGCAGTTGACAAAAAAGATTCATTTGCTTGATAATCCAAATAGAAAGAAAGCATATCGCCAACATATGCGACTGTATCAAGCATCAAAGCGCCGAAAGACGCCTCATTAAAATCTTTATACGTATTTGGATAATAACGCTTTGCGTATTCGATTAAATCGCCCTTGATTGTCTCAAACTCGCGATTAGTATAGTTTATTGGGATTATTTTTTTACTGGCCATGACATTAAATAGTTTTTAAATAAGAAATGAGATGTCCAAAGTCTCAGACTTTTGCAACGGTTTAATAAGAAAAGAAAGTGTCACATTCAACATATTTTCAATTTTTGCATTTCTAAGTACTTCAACATCAAGTATTTCTATAAAGGGCATGTATGTTTCTATCTGTTCATTTATCTTTACAGCAAGTTCATTATTGATTGTGTCGCTTTGTAGTTCAAAAAGATGTCTTCTTAAACCAACACCAAACTCCGGATCCCAGACTCGTTCCCCGGGTGAAGTCAAAATTAAATTCTTTAAGTTCTGAAGAATCATATCCTCATAAGTCGTGTTTAGCAAAAAGCCAAATTTTTTGTCTTTCTGCAAAGGAAGTTTTACTGATAAGCCCTCATTCATTTTTCATATATACTCCAGAATATCTTATTTTATTAATCAACACATCGAGGCCCGCGTTAACAAGTACTGATGGTATTCCCCCGCCGGCCGATAAAGACATCAAAGCATTTGACAATGCCTCTATACAGTAAATAGCTGACATTTGCGGTAATAGATGATAAGGGAAAATATATTCTGTAAGCGCCCTCATTTCGTTTGTCTCAAGCAGTTCTTTTTGAAGGCTTGCAAGCTCAGCATCTAATTTTTTTCTAACCATTTTAACGCGTGCTTCGGCCTCCCAACTAATTTTTTGATGATCGTTGTACTCTGATTGATTAGCTGGCCACGGGGGGTTTTTATTGTTGAAAATAGCAAGATCTTCTATGTTATATTCTTTCTTGACTTCCGCTATTGGTATTAGAAATCTAGGCCAGATGCCGTATTTCGTTTTGTTATTTATAAGATAAGCAGAATCGCCATAAGTCTTTCGAAAAGCAGATGTAGTGGCGCTGCTCAAAACTTTATCATCATATTGAGCCAAAAATGCTTTATTGTGATTGTTAAAAAAGCTTTCATCACAAAGATACACCGCTCTCACGCCATATTCAATCTTTTTATACATATCATAAGGAAAACGATAAACATATCTAGCCGCGTTAAGAGCCGCTTTTGATCCTTTAACTTGGGAAGTGGGAAGGTTTTGTATAAAGTCTATCCAAGCCTCTTCCCAATAATCTATATTAACATGCCCTCTGAGATTATATGAATAAAACGCTGGCCACAAATTAAATACAGATGGGCCAGACTCAGTATACTGGCCGAATGTTTCTTTTTCGATATCTTCTATTTTAGAATATATCGACCCTGCAGATTTGTCAAATGAAGCGGGAGTTATTTTTATAAATCTTTGCCACAAAAGTTTATTCTTCTTAGTAGCATAACTAATATCTGCTCCGAATTTTTTTCCGAAGACCAACGAGTGCGGCGGCGCAAATTTACCCCACTTATTATTGATCCATTTTTCAAGATCTGTTAAATCTTCAGGCGAGCTAGGATTGAAATATGGTTGATGCGTCAAGTTATTTTTCCTAAAGGCCTTGCTGTGGCGGCCGGCGTTTTGTTTCTTCTCGATATCATTAAGGGAGACCCAAGTCGTTATTCCCAATTCACTTTCAATAAGCCATTTTTCGTGCCATGGTGTATTTTCTATGCTATTAACGCTTACTTTTTTAAGCTGCTCTAGAATTATTTTAATCGAGTTCATGCACATCGCCCCAAGAGCTTCTTTGCCAGTTATAAGTGATGGGTTTTTCTTACTCTTGGGATCTATAACATCTTGATATTTTCCATACAATCTTTTTGCATCATCGTAGTATTCGCTGAGTGTTGCTTCTTGGGTAAATTTTCTTTCTATAACTTCCATAAAATAAGCTGTTAATAAATCCTGCTTTTCGCCATAATCTTTGTCAATGAGAAGCGAAATACTAGCATATACCTTGTCGGCGATTATAAACATAATCTTGCCAAGTATTGCGCCATACAAAATCGCATCGTTATACTGTTGTGTTTTATCTATTACCTTCATTTTCTATTTTTTCTCATAAATCTTTTTAACCTGCTTTTTAATTTTTTCAATTGGCACCAAGGAATTTTCTTTTTGAAAAGCTCTATATTTTCGTAAAAGTTTTTTTGGTTTCTTCTTCGTGTGCTCGTTACCTTTCAGATCTACAACTTTAATTTTGTCAGTTTTATTTACTTTGTCTGCGTATTCCTCTACATAAAAATTTCTCATTGCCCCCACAATCATTATATCGGGGGTAGTCGCCGGCATCATTTCAAGCAGTTGTTCGCTTATTTCTTTTCTAATCGAACCCAAATCTTCCTTAAAACTATTTTTAGTCCCAATATTTTTATTAACAGCAACTTCTAATGCCTTGTAAAAGATGTTATCAAAAACTTCAGGCTGTTGAGCCCCAGAAGTCTTCGTCGCAGTGATAGCGCTTTTGTTCATTTGATCATCAATATACTTATTTAGTTTTTTATCATCAGGATCTATAATTGGTTTAAGAGCGTGTAGTACATTGGGTATGGTGACGCCTTTATGAATATAGGGCGATCGATCTTCGGGAAGAGGTTTGTCGGCCTCTGGCTCTGAAAAATCTAAAAACATTGGAATATTCCAAATATACATTTGATAATATTTTCCCGAATCATCAAGCCCCATTGCAACGTCCTTTCCCAGTGATATAGAATTAAGTTTTAGCCCAAGAATCTGTGCCTTAGAAAAAGCTTGCTTTAAGTCAATTTTTCGAAAATTAAAATTGAAATTAGCTGCTGACTCAAACATTTTGCGATATTTTACCAAAGGCATATCAGTTTCTTCACCGAAAAAGCCCGGGTCTAGGTGCTTTTCATAAAAATTATCATCAGCAAAAAGAGATAAAAGTGGATTCGGCGCAAAATAATTGCCTTCAATGTCGGAAATGAGTTTTTCTCTTGCGGCTTTCTCCAATGCTTTTTGCCCTACCGGCGCTTCGGCCGTGAGCGGCATGCCCTTTATCATGGGATCGGCGTGCTTTTCGTTAACAAGATAATTTACAGCCAAATTAAAATCTGAGGTTGGCAAATATGACTTAAGAAAAAGATCAAACAAATATGCATTAATAGATTTTTCAATTGCGCCAAATGCGCCATTAATAGATTTTTCTACTGCAGAGTTTACTATTTCGGGTTGCTCAATGACAATTTCGTCTAAGATGCTATCAAGAAAGTTCTCTTCTGCCAAGAAGTCCAAAGCTTTTTCAAGAGCATTCAGATCTTTTACTTTGCTATTTTCAATGATCTTTGCTACATCTTTATCACTCAAACCAAGCTTTTCTAGCCTCTCTTTAAGGTCTTTAAGCTCTTCTGCGCCCAAATCCTTGCATAGCTCGCGGTTGGCTCGTATAGCGGCTGCAGCGGCATCAAGTGCGCCGAGGGCATCGTTACAGACTTTGCTGAACTCCTCTGGGAGGCTTGCACCCACCTTCTTAAAATATTGAGCTATGGAACTCTTGCTATATATGCCCGCTTTTTCAATACCCCAGCCCCCATTTTTATCCAGCTTTCGTATCAACTTTTGTATAATCTTTATAACCCCTTCATTATAAAATTCGCCATTTATTAAATAACAAAGTTCTCTTGGGGTTAATCTTGCAGAAGCCGATTTTAAAAGTGCGGCCATGGCCTCTGGTGTTAGCGGGCTTGCGGCCTGTTTCCATTTTGGATCGTTTGGATCGACTGGGCCGGCGGGCAATTTCACATCGCCGGGTTGGCCATCCGGCTTCTTCTTATCATCATCTTCGTCATCATCTTTGCACGCAGCATCATGAAGCGCGCTAAGAAGATCGTTTAGCAAAGCTTTAATCGCTTCGAAAGCTATTCTCAAAATCAATTCGATTATTTCTTTTTCAATAGTTTTCCAAGGATCGCTACTGAGAGAAGCGACTGCCTTGTTTATATCAGTTTCAAATTCTTCTGGAGTCCCTGTGTGGCTACGCCTAGCTCCCCTTTTTTGGCCGACGATTGGAACATCATTTCCTGTTAATTTAATATATTTGTTATTGACGAATTCGGCCTTGCGGAACT